ATCAAAAAACATTCTTGTTCCAAATGAGTGATATTTACTTGAGGTGTCTATAGAGCTAATTTCTTTTATACCTATTGTAAAGGTTGTTTTATCTTTATCAAAATTAGAAACTGAAATAAAAGACTTTGAAATAGATGATTCTGTCCATCCCGTGGGGGAGTTATAAAACTGGTTTGGATTTCCAATATATGTTGAGTCTAGGGACGACTTTAAGTTAATTTTGTATTTAGATATATCTGTGGATTTAACTAAGTGAGCTTTGGCTTTTGTCCCCAGGGCACCTCTTCCACCAGTGGGTCTACTTGTAGATATGGGAAGAATTTTATAACGACCAGTGGGCTTAAAGAACGAAGAGCTCGGGTCTTGTGTGTTTGCGTAACCTGGTTTAGATAAGGTTTTATATTTATATATATCCGTTAAAGATTTTATTACTACAGTCAAAGCTTTATTATCAGAAGCAGTTTTTGGAACGTATTGATACTCTATGCCGTCATATTCAATAATTTCTCCATTTATTAAAGCATACCCGCTAAAACCGTAAAAAGAATTTACATTGCTTTGTTGATCAATTGTGTTACTATTTAAATTAAAATAGGTTGTGTCAAGTTCTGTTAAAGGGGTTGCAAGAGAACCCGCTCCAAGGTACGATGTATCAGATTGCCATATTGGGGAAGATGAACCATCATAATCTGATGTTGCTGGGGCCTGCCAAAGTATTCTTACCGAGTTTGCTGATGAATTTTCTGTCTTATTTAATGAAATAATATTTGGCAAAACAGTTTTATTATTTACTGTAATTGTTTCACTTGTAAAATCCCAATCGACTGCTCTGTTGTAGTCATAAATATAATCTCTACTATAAAAATTTAACACATTATTTTCATCAACAGAAGCATTCATTTGAATATCTCTACATAACTCTTGTATTGTTTCCCATACTGTTTTATCTTCAGATGTCCAAAAATATCTTATTGTTGGAATTGATCCATCTTGTGCTCTTATATTTATTCTATAATTTGAAAATCCTATTGCATCTAGTAATCTTTTGATAGATGACGTAACTGGGGCATCTTGTACAAGTATAAGGGGGCACATAGTTTCTTGAAGTATTTTTGCCGAATCTAAAGCCGATATAGAAGTGTCTCCAAATTCATTAAACTGCCACGATAATGCGTAGAATGTTCCTTGAAAAATTTTATTATCTGTTGTGCCATCCTTTATATTGATATACGGCTTGATAATCATGTTTTTATGTAAATAAATTTTTGTGCTATCAATATCGCTATCACGATTATATTCTTTAATGATTAAACTATCTTGGCTAAATTTATTAATATTTATGTTTAACATATTTGCAGTCAATGTGCCAACAGGCAGCATAGAATTTTGATCCATACTCGTCTGCTTTGATATATCAAAAGATTGGATATCATTAGATATGTCTATTACCCACCTAGGACTTAACTCAATAACTCCTATTAGTTTTCCAGTTCCTGAATTTACTGCTTCTAAAGATATTTTTTTAAAAGATTGTGTTGTTGAATATGAAGCTGGTTCTGTTTTAGACCAGGCAGTTCCGTTGTAGTAGACAACGGCTTCTCCATTAGTTAAAGATGTTCCAGTTCCCAATGTAATTATTGTAGAGTCTGATTTTGTTCCTTTAATTGTCCAGGACATTGGTACATCGTGACTTGTTTCAAATCTTGCAATAACCTTATTGCAAGGAACTAATTTTGCAACTGGAATAGATTGGTTGTCAAAATACTCAAGAGATAGCGATACATTTTGATTCTTTGGTCCTACCCAGTATTTGTATGTTGTATCAGCACCTGGATAATATAGTCTTGGTGAACCCGCTTCCATATCTCTAAATGAATAATAGGAATTTGGAGGGGTATCGGTTTGAACCCCAGGAGAGGTTTCTGTTGTGTATATATAGTATTTAATTCCTGGAGCAACTGGTCTCCATGGCTTGTATATTGTATCAATAGGGAATAGCTTTTTAAATGCATTTGATAAAGACGACACATGGTCTAGACCAGATGAGGATGCGGTTATTTTGTCAACCATCGTATTTAAATTATATTCAATAATTGCACCTGCTGAGGTACTAATATTTACTGTTGATTTTAATAGATCTTTTATTGAATCTGAAGCAGAGATCATGCTTCCTCCATACTTATGTCAACATTCCAGTATGATTGAATTCCTCTTTTAGCCAAGACAAAATTGCATGATGTAAATATTACACTATAATCTACTTCAGAACTTGTCTTTACTTTAATATCAAACTGTCCTTGTCCCGCAGTGCTTTCATAAAATTCTTTTATATCTTCCGCTCCCCATGCTCCGTCAACTGTTTCATTTCTAAATGAGGGTAGCATTGTCCAAGATACGCTAAATGTACTTTTATCTGCAATAAAATATTTTCGCATTGAGCCATTTGCCATTCTAGATTGTTGCTCAATTCTATTATTCCCAATAGTAAATTCTGATCTATTGTGTTCTGAAACTCTTCTCCAGGCAACAGTATCTTTTGTTGCGTATACTAATCCATTTGTAGTTGATGTACTTAAATTGTAGTATTGCCCTGGGACAACTGTTGATGCGCCCTTATATAAAAATGTAGGTGTTGGCGGGGAAACTATTGCAAGATTAATTGCAAGAGGATCTTTTGCCTTAATTGATAAAGCTGACCCTTTTGGTAATACTTCATATGACATTAATTGCTCCTCCCTGGTCCTACTTGGCCGCTATAATTCTTTTCCATATCTTTAATAACCTTTATTGTTTTCATGGTTACCCTATTGCTTAATGACTCTATATCCATTCCTTCTGGAGCGGTTATATAGTTAGTAATATTTACTCCGCCTCCGCCCGAATTTCTCATAGGCTCAAAGAGTTTTTGCGCCTGTTGAACATCAAATCTAGGGGATGAGTATGGAATATCAGACATATTTGGAATAACCATATTACCAAACACCAATTCTGGTCCTCGGTCTCCAACAATTGTTGGGACCATTGGGTTAATTTTATCTATTCCGTACCCAGCCTTGACAACATCATATGTTGTGTCACGATCTCCTGTGGGAGGTTGCATGATTTTCCAAGTTTTACCATCTTTATCAGTAAAGGTACTACCTACTTTGGGGGTTATCCCAGCTGCTTGGAATTGTCTAATATCCACTTCATATGATTTATTATTTCGTGAATCAGTTACAATGCCAACTGATAAACCAGGTGTTGCTTTCGCTCCAGGGACCTTGTATCCCATTGCTACGGCTAATTCTTTAATGGTCATTCCACCAGCAATACCCTTAACAATAGAATCTGCCTGCTTATTTGCTGCTGCAATATCTGATGCTATTGTTCCAGCAATTGTTGGATTAATTCCCGTTGTTCCCATTACGCCGCCAGGTAAGAGTGGGGTAGTTGTCTTTAAAGGTGTTGGCTTACCATTTTTATCAAATAAATTTAATTTTTCAAATGCTTCTTTTACGTTTTTTGCTAGAAGAGTGTTGCCAGTACCAGATTTTTGTATTTCTGCAAATAGTGCAATAAGGTTTTCATTTGATGTTTTTGTAGCAGCGCCTTGTTTAGATGGATCAAGAAATTGAATATCATTTTTTTGCTGCAACAGATTTTCATATCTACCTTTAAATGCAGTTATTGCGGTTGATGCAGCTTGTGCATCAGCAGATTTTTCTGCTGCTATTGCTGCTCTTCTGGCAGCCGCATCTATGCTAGCCTGAACTGCTTCAGCTTTTTTCTGTGCCGCTGCTTCTTTTTTAGATGCATCATCACGTATAGCCTCTTGTGCAAGTTGCATTTGATATTCTTTTGTTAATTGCTGCTGTTTAATTTGAGCTTGTGCAGCTGCGGCCATATCTCCTCTTGCAATAGCGTCTTGGTATTCTAGTTGCGCTTGTAGTGAGTTTAGTTGATAGCTTTCTGCATCTTGTATTTTTTGCATTGCCTTAAGCTTGGCATCTGCTTCATCTTGAATTAATTTAATTTTTTTATTAATTGCTTTAATTTCATCTTCAGCATTTCTTTGTGATTGCGCTGCTGCTTTCTGTGATGCTCGTGAGTTTGAATCGATTATTTTCTTTAGGCCTGTAAGGGTTTTCCCCATTGTTGAAAATGTAGTTGATGGGCCTGCTGCTGTTTCAAGATTATTCATTGCAGTTCCAAAAGCTGAATTAAATGCTGCTAGGCCAATTGCTGCCTCTGAACTTATTTCTTTAAAGTTTACAACAATATCAGAACTGTACAATTGCCATTTAGCCAACATGCCAGCTATTGAGTCGGCGCTGTTTGATATTGCTTGGAATTCTGGAGGCAAATTAGAAAATGCGCTCTCGCCCATTCCTTTGGTAAATCCTGGAACACTTGAAAGCTTTTCCATTGAAATTCTAAATGCATCTGCTGCTGTTATAATTTTTCCAAACTCATCCTTGGTGCCAACAAGTGAGTTCTGGTATTGGCTAAAGGAATTTATAACAGAAGATATTCCTTCAATTGTTGCAGTTTTTAAATCATCAAAACCTGAATCCTTTATGCTTCCGTCAAGTACTTTTGTAAAACTTTCAATACTATATTTAGCAGCAGTTGCCTTATCGGTAATGCCCATAAATCCAGCATCTGAAAGAACTGCAAATGCGCTACTTGCATTTTTTGAAACTGATATAGATGCGTAAATCTTTTTATTGGCTTCTTCAACACTCATGCCAGCTGCAAGGAATTGAGCCTTTATGTTAGTTGCTGTTTGTATAATGTTATTCTGTCCTACAGAACTAAATGTATCTACAAACTCTCCTAAATTCTTTTTAGCATTTTCTTTTTCTTTTTTAAGATCTGTTATGGATAAAGTTAATCCTGGTACAGAAGACCCTTGATAAGCTCCCTTTGCTGATGCAAACATTGCTTTCTGTCTTTCTGAAACAAGCTTCATGGTATCTGCTAACTTAAAGTATTTAATACCCGCTTGCTCGGCACCCTTTTCCGTCATACCAAAAGTTAATTGTGTATTTTGATGAACTTGATCCATATGCTTTTTAAGAGCGTATATGGCTGACCCTAAAGTTATAATTGCTCCTATTGGGCCTGCAAATTTAAATTTAGTTAATATGTTAACAAATGTTTTTGCTGTAAGAGTTCCACCCTTAAGTGCAGTTGCTGCTCCTTTTACTCCAGTAGCCAATGCTTTTGCACCACTTGCAAGTTTAGGACCCATCATAGGAAGTATGCTTGAACCAATCATTACTCCCATACCAAGATTTTGATTTTGTTGCATGAGCGCCATTCCAGCCATTTGGCCGCCCATCATAGTGCCCATTCCTGCTCCACCACTCATAGTTCCTCGTGGAGCAACTAGACCCTTTTGTACAGCCTGTTGTCTTGTTATTGCTTGTCCGTCTACTTGATATTGTGTTTTTCTAAATCCCAGATATCCGCTCTTTCTGCTTTCTACAGTACCTACGCCTTCTACTTGACTTGACATCCAAGGGGTTAACCCTATAGGCCCAGTAATTGCGTTAGGTTTGTACTGCGTGTTAAGTGTCCCAGCTTCTCTATGTTGTTGATATGCTTCATTTCTTAATAAAGATCTTCCCATCTTGGCTTGAATTTCTGCTTGTCTTGCGGCAGATGCGGCCATGGACGCTGCTTTTTTTGCAGCGTTACTCATAGACTTTCCAGCATCAGAGTATGCTGTTCCAATATAATTTCCTGAAACAGATAGGGTTTGTTTTAATAATTTTGCGCCATGCGAAATAGAAATAGACATGTCTTTAAACGCTGCTGACATTGCTGCCGTATTTCCAACACCAGCTATATTCATTGGCATTGTTGGCATATTCATTTGAGGAAATCTTGCAAGTCTTAATGTATTAATAGTACTTTGTGCAGATGGTGTAAATCCTCCACTATACGCATTTCCAGACACACCTGCGCCACCGACATATGGTGTGCGAGAAACACCCATTTGTGAATTGCCAGATGAGGTGTATGATGATTCCGATGAGCCTCTATACGAGGCAGCTCTTTCTGCTTTTGCTCTTACTTGTTCTGCTCTTGCAGCTGGATTACCCTTTTTACCGTATGAACGCTTACCGCTAGTGATTGGGCCACCATAGTTAAAACCAGGAACCTTGGAGTGCATATCATGATACTTTCTCCAGTCAACCGATCTACCAGCCTCTAAGCGCTTAACCATTTTTTGATAAAGGGCTGCCTCAACTTTTGTTAATTTAAATGATTTTATAACATGCTTAAGCTTAGGCAATACCCTATTTATTTCCTCTATCATTAAATGATGATATTGATCTGGAGTCATCTTTCTTGCAATATCTGATGTAGCCATTGCAAAATCTTTTCGTGCTCCACCCTTTACTCCAAGTAGGTTAACTGTTGCTTGCTGCGCCATTGAAGGAAGATTAAAGTTATACTCTCTTTGTCCTGAAGCTCTTCCAAATACGCCGCCTGCGCCTTCATCTGCCATGTTATTGCCAAATACATTGCTTGAAGAAAGATCTTTATCATTACGGATTAATGATGCAACTAATTGCCTTATGTATTGTTTTTGTGTAAAGCTTCTTCCACCCTTTGCAAGCCTAGCATCGTATGGAGATTCAAGAACTATTACTTTTCTCTTACCTGCGGGATCTGTTGGATCAATCATTGTTCTAATTGTGTGCTTGGCTGTATTTAATCCGTTTGCACGTCGTGCTATTTCCGTAGCCCTGAGTGATGCAATAGCTGATCTTTCGTTTAGCTGTGGCTTAACAAATGATCTAGACCCATCTGGCTTTAGCCAAACTCCGCCTATTCCTTCTACTGGAAAGCTATGTCCTGTTGATTTGGTTTCAAGTGTTCCAAAATTAGTTGGCTTAATTCTTTTAAATCTGCTTGAAGATACCCTGGCTGAAATTTTATCCATGATCCCACCATTGAGGATGCTTGTGTCGTATGCCTGAATTTTTTCTCTAATCCAGGGGTACCTGGCCATGTTTTTTTCATGTTCTGCAGCATACCTGGCCTGCTGAGCTACTCTAAAAGCTTCTAATCTTGGAGAGAGTCCGTATGAAGATCTATTTGCAGATATTGATCCTCCTGGAGAAAAGCCGCCCACGTTACGATGCCATATTCCTGAAGAATCATCATAGTTACCTATTGTTGAAAGATCGGCTCCCCCGTTGAGGCTTGGGATTCCGCCGCCCTTGTTTCTCTTAAGGAACATTTTTGCCATAAGTTTAGCAAGAGCTTGTCTACTAGTGTTAAAAGATTTTCCGCTATATGTCCCAAGTAGACCTTTTGCCACAGAAGAAAGTTTGGATTTTTCAATTGAAGTTAAGCCCGATGCACCTTTAATTAATGTTCGTAAAGCAACATTTGTTTTCTCGCCCCTTGGTCCGTAAGGTTGAAGTACGGAATTAAATAATGATTTAAATGATTTTGATCCGACTCTTATTGAGCTAAATGACCTAGAAGGCAGTATTTCTTTTTGAAACCATTGTTCAAAAGTTAAGTCTCCATTATTTCCGCCAAATACTCTACCGTCTTTTTCAAGCTTACTTATCATTTCCTTGAAGACTTTATTAAATTTATCTTGATTCCTTGGATCGCCCCCAAGGTTATCGGATGCGGTCATCCATGGCTCAAAGGGGTGTCGTCCCGCTCTTATTGCTTTTTGAAATTCGTTTGCTAATTGAGGACCAGTCATTCCTCTGCCAGTTGAACGTGTTTCTTGATTAGCATCTGCCGTCATCCAAATTGGAATTCCCTTGCCTACGCTTACAGTGTTCTTATAATTAACAAAGTTACCAAGAGAGTCTGTATAACCACTTTGAGATCTGACGTCTCTTATATCAGATGCTGAACCCATTGCTACATGACTTCTTTCAAATCTGGGAGTGCCATCTGCATTGTAACGAGATCGTGGGTTTTGTCTTCCGTACGACTTTAATCCTCTTTTAATCTGCCCGCCAAAACTATATCCATTATTTGCAGCATCTACTGCGGCATAAAGTTCAGGATCTTTTGCAATCTTTGGCCCAAATACTGTTTCTCCTGGAGTCAAGTTGGCAGTTATCTCTCCGCCACTATTCAAGTATGTTTCTGGGGCCATCGCAACAAGGTCAGCATTTGCTGGGTCCATTGAGGCTTGCTGGTTTAAAACATACCCTCCAACTGGAACATTTCCCAATCTGTCATCATAATTAATTGATGTTGATCCGCTTACTGTTGTTTTATTTGCATCAAAGCCTTCAATACGACCACCCTCATAAAATCTTGGTAGTCTTGTTGTTTCTATTGAATATGGTGCACCAAATGTTCTTACTCCACGTAGTCGCCCGAACTCTTCCATTACTGCACGGTTTGATTGCTTCTTGTATAAATCTCTAAGGGTAAATTGTCCATTAACATCAACAACTGGTTGATTCATTAATGGTGCTCTATTTAGGTTAAGTGTTCTTCCTCTGCTGCCAGCAAATGATGTTAGCGCTGATCCCATCATTGTTTCAATTTCTGCATTAAGCGCCGTGATTCTAGCTTTTGCTTGGTCTACAGTCATTTTTCCAGCTTTTAATTCAGCAACTATGGCGGCTGAGCCAGCTGCTGCTTTATCAGTAAACATTGATGTAATTGGAAGAATGTCATCAAAAGTTCCAAGCAGTTCTGAGCTTACTGTTCCACCCAAAGCAATAGTCTTTTTTAGTGACTCAACTTCTGCTTTTGTTTGCATTCCTAGCGTGGCCATTAATGCGTGGAATCTTGCAGCTTCTCCAGAAACTATTCCTGTTGAGATACCCTTTACGGATGTGAGCCCTTCGTAATCTGGAAGTCTTTGATCCATATATACTTGCGGAGCTCTTTGAATTCCTCTATTAACTGGTATTGCTGCTGGAACAACTCCCATCAATGATGCTGGTCTTTGTGGATCCCTTGGAAGAATGTGAGCCATAGCTCTTGTATTTTCATCCCCAGATAATCTGTTTGTTGGATCTACTTCTCTTCTTATTGAAGCTGAGCCAGACATTATTGCGCTTCCCTGCACTGTGGCTACACTAGGATTTACTGGAACTGCTCCCTTTAACATTTGTGTATTTAAATTTGCATAGTCTGAAATTAATTTTTTCAGTGCTACATCTAAAACTTGTGCTGCAGCTGCATCTGAGTAGAACGATTTTTCAACTAGTTTTGCAGCTTTTTCTGCAGCTATTATTTCTGGAGTCAACATCTTCCAGCCAGATGCCCCCTTGAAAAATGCTCTTAGGTTTACTACTCCCTTGATAATGTATCCAAAGAAGTTGGCAAGCACACCAGTTAACATAATTAACGGACCAGCTACTGCTGTTAATCCCCCTAAAAATGTTAAGGCTTGCTTTAATGGCTTAGGTAGCATATTAAAGAAATTAATAACCTTATCAATTACACCAATTACAATTGTGCCAATTTTTAAGAATTGCTCTCCGACTTGAGCCATATCGGCCTTGAGTCCTTCTATTGCTCGTTTATATTTTCCAGATGCAGATTCTGTAACTTGTGCTAATTCTCGACCTGCCACATTAGCTAAATCTTGTGATGATGCTTTCATTAAATCCATAACCTGTAGTGTTTGTGAGCCCTGCTTACCTAAATTTGAAAATAGAGCGTTCATTCTAGCAAACTGGAACTTGCCAAATAGCTGCTCTAAAGCTTGCTGCTTTTGAAGCGGATTAAGTTTTTCTAAAGCTTTTTGTAGTGATAAAAGTGTTGCTGTTACATCTCCTGCATTGTTCTGAACTATACCCATAAGGTCAATTCCAAAACCTTTAAATCTATCTGTTGCAACTTTTGTTGGGTTAATAAGAGATGCAAGTCCTGACTTTAATGCGTTAGCGCCTTCTGATGCATTAATTCCACCTTCTCTCATTGCTGTTAGATATAAGGCAAGATCTTTTACGTCTCCACCTAGGCCTTGTATAATTGGTCCAGCCTTTGGAATAGCTTCTACAAGATCTTGTAGTGTTGTAGAAGTTTGGTTTTCAACTGCGTTCAAAAAATCAATAGATTTTGATAGTTCATCTGTATTTAATTTAAATGCTGTTTGAAGTGATAATGTTGCTTTCATTGCATCTTGTCTATCAATTTCACCAAGTACTGCAAGTCTGGTAGTTTCTTTTACTGAGACAAGCAAATCATTTCCTTGCTTACCAGTTGCTGCAATATCTGCTGCTAATGAGATTGTATCTTTAAAATTAACACCCATAGCTTTTGATAGCTCTTTAGAAGTATCAATAACTTCTTTTCTAATTTTAGATAAATCTTGTGCAGAAGATCCCGCAATATCTCCGTAAACCTTTGTTAATCTTACCAGTTCAGAGTCCGCTTCTCTGAATGCTTTAGCCGCTGCAGCGCCAAACATTGCAAGTGGTACTGTTAATCCAACAGTAAGCTGCCTACCAGCCCATTGTGTATTTTTACCCCAATTTACCATTGCTGTTGATCCTTCAGACAATGTTTTATTCATTATCTGAAGTTCCATTCTGGCTAATGCGGCTTTATTTTTTACTAAATCTAATCCTCTTGGCACAGCAACATTAAACTGCATTAGCCCCTGAGCATTTCGGCCTAGGGGTTGCAGGATTGCGTTTTGAAGCATTACTTGCTCTTTAGCAAGCTCTCTTATTAATCCACCAGATGTTCTTGCGTGTGTCTGAAATACAGAAGAAAACTCTTTAAGTTTTAATCTTCCCGAGTCTAAGTTCTTGCCAAATTTTTCTACATCGGATGCTAAGTTAACAAAGTGTGATGAGAATAATCCGCTTTTTACTAAGTTATCTGAAAATAAATTATTAGATACTTTTGTAGCAGCAGCAATTGATTTGTTAGATGAAAGAAGTTCTCTTTGTAATTGCTGTAGACTTGCCGTGGCCCTGTGTACTTCAGACACAAGACTTGATAAGTCGGCTTTGGCGACTATACTGGTTACAATTTGTTCATCAGCCATTTATTACAATTACTCCTTAGAGTACCCTAGTCCCATTCCTACTCCGAATCCAGCGTCTGCTGCGAATTGTCCTTGCAAACCAACAACATCATCTGCTGATGAATTGATCCCAAGGGCCCTTCGTTTAACATCTTCAAAGGATGGACCTGCACTTTCTACTTCTTCATCTAGGTTTACACCCTTTAACGAAGCGGTAAACTTTCTCTGGTTATGTTCTTTATCATGCATTGATTTCAATGTAATGATAAGTTCTGGCATTGATAAATTTGCTTCTAACTCTTCGTAATTCTTCCAATGTCCTAAAAGAAATACTTCACCCTCTAGAGCGGCTAAATCTAGTTCTGACCAGCCAGTACCGCTGCCGCTATGAGGTTTGGGTCGTCCATCTTAATTCCTCCGCACACTTCCATGATGCGATTGATTGTTGGAACGTCTAGCGCATCTTCAAATGCATCTAGGTTTTTTGTTAACTCTGGTAGCTGTGTTTCAAGTGCAATCGCACATGCCTCTACCAATACACTTAGTGTTTGATCTTCTTCTGTTACGTCTTGCGTTTTCTGTACCACTACCATAAACTTTCTAAGTTGCTTAATAGAAAGCGGCTTAAGTAAAACTTTATCGCCATTCTGTAACTGAATTTCTTCTACATCGTAGATTTTTGTAGCCAATTTAATATCCTCCTTTAGGATTATAATTATTATAACATATGGGGGTTACCATTACAAGAATAAAGCCCCCTAAAAGGGGGCTTTATTACTATTACTTAATTAATAATTAAGCTGGTGTCCAAGAACGGTCAATTATCTTACCATATTCTGAACCTGCGTGAGCAGATAGACCTGATGGTAGAAGACGGAATGTTACTGGGAATGTTGTTGCTGCTGTACGAGCCAAAGAGAACTGTGACTGTTGTACAGAAAGAACACGACGTGCATAATATACACGTTCTGTATGTGGGCCTGCTACTGTTGGAGCTTGTCCAACCGCAATAAGCTGACGTTCTGTTGGAGCTGCACCAAGTGCACCTGCCTCAAGACCTAATTCATCAACTGTAGCACCATCTTGCAATGTGCCTTTGCCCTGGCCGAATACAATGAGAATATTCTCAAGTGTACCTTCTGCCATTTCTGTTGCAATCATAACTTCCATTGCTGACTTAAATAGCTTAGCTGTATCTAGAAGCTGATCTACTGTAACTGAGTCATATGTTGGGTTATAAGTAATCTGAAGACCATTATTTGTGTAACCTACGTTGCGATATGCTGCTGCGGTTGCACCACCATCTGCTATTGTTCCTGCATTAAGTGTATCTCTGTATGATGCTGAAGATGCAAAAGCTGGTACAAGTGTAGATGGCTTTACGCTACCTACTGCTGCTGTACCTGCGTTTGGTTGTCCTGCTTCCATGCTGTCATCGTATCCTACAACTGTTGAGTCATCAACAGACAAGAATAGCGGTGATGCACCAACAAGAATGTTTTTAGCATTTCCTATGTTTTGTGCCATTTGTTTTCCTCCTGTTTAAAAAAATATATATATTATTGTAAATCATTAAATCTTGGCTGGCTAGGCCCTTTCCTCTAGTCTAATTTTAGAGTATTTAGTCGCCTAAAGCAAATCAGGCAAATTTGCCGTTGTTGTTAGTTATCCTTGAATATTTTATTTCTAGGACCAGGTCGCTTGCATAAAACCCTTCCAGGTCCTCTGAGGGCTTGGTGGGGGAGATATCGGCAACTATGATACTGTGGAATTTAAACTTGTCTGAGAGGCCCGCCCAATCGTTTATATCCCTAGCTGAGTCGTCCATCCTTCTAAATTCATCAGTCATAAAGTTTCTTATTTCAACTATATCTATCAAGTCTGTTGAATATATTGTAAATAATATCTGTTCGCAACATATCATCCAATTGTTTTCATAGGAAATTCCTATCTTGTCATAAATCATATGCTTCTTGCCGCTCAAAAATTGATTCATCTCTGGGACTTGTTGGACTGGCAATATTGGAACTACAACCTCATTTAAACTATCACTATAATAGTCTTCTGTGTCAAAGATTCCAGCCGCCTGGATCTTGTTCCATAAAAATTTTCTTATTTCAAACATTGCATCTAGTTTATAGTTTGCCATATCATACCCCCACAAATCCAGAAATTACGGCAGCATCTGCCTGGCTAGCAACTGTATTTGGTGAAAATTTATATTTTACTGTTTTAATATCTGATGGTAATTTGATGGATTTTGATAAAGAAGATCTAAATAGATTTTGAAATCCAGATTTTTTAATTGAAGCGCTTACAAGTTGGCTAGTAAAGAAATGTTTGTATAGTGCAAGAAATGAACCCTTTACGGCATTGCCCCCAGGTTTTACAACTGTTACAGAAGCACCCTTTGGCATAAAAATAGTTTCTCCATCAATTTCAAAAACTAATCTTTCTGAATTTCTAGGTCTAATTACTACGGTTTTCCCTAACTCCATTACTTCGGCTTTTTTAATAAACACATGACGATTTTTCGAGTTAGATGATCTTACAAAACTTTTAGAGTCAAGGAGGTCGTAGTTTAATAAAAACCCAATCTGATTGCTTGGGGTTTGTCCCAGCTTAAATAGCCTGGATTCTCTATTGCCAGATTGACCCCATTCATAAACATGGTGTAATGATTTTGGAGAAAGCCTGGCTTTTGCGTCAACGTAATCTCCAAAATCTTTTTCTATTTGATTAAAAATAGTTCTATTAAACATAATTTTAAACGCTGGACTTTCAATTATTTTTGCCATTACCATTGATTGGAAAAAAATTGCAGCCGATATTTGCGCTACGGTGCTATCTTTTATTGCTCCAGTTACTGGCTGGCCCAACATCATTTTAGATAGTCCACTTGCAGCCTGTATTAGTGCTTGCTCAGATGCCAATTTTCTGACTCTCCGATCTCTTTGCAGTTGTGCTGTATCCGATTATAGTCCCAAATGGGTCTGATATTGGAGTCGTTCCTACAACTTCAAATACTGTGGGAGTTTCCGATGGGTAGTCTAATTCTGTCCACAGGTACCCTCCATTTTTATTTTTAATGTTTGTAATTTTATGTCTAATGTTTATTTTTTCAATTGTTCTAATTTGTATCATTTGCTGATTCGTATATTTATTATCAATAATCTGCCTATCGCTTCCTTGAGATACTCCACTGCTGGTAATATTTCCTTTTGCAGAACAGCTCAATGTTTGATTGTAGTTCCATTCTTTACTCATTGCGCCTGTGTTGGGGTCTTGTGAGTTGGTTTGAATATACAGATCTAGCTGCATTGGCAGAATAGATGCTATAAGTCCCATTTAAAATATAACCATGCCATTTGTTACATACGGAGCAAGAAGTTGGTCTGCATACATACTTCCAGTGCCGTTTACTGAACGATCTGAAAATTCAAACTTCCAGTCAAATGTGCTTATATTTTTTACGTATTTATCTTTCCACGCACGGTCTTGTTCAAAGTATTGTTTCATTAAAATCTTACATGCCTCTTGAACGTTGTCTGGCACATATTTCCAGCCTAGTGTACCCTTTACTGTATATCTAAAATCTTTTTTAAATACGCCAGCGTATCCTCTATCATTAATTGTTGGTGGTATTAATCCATTTGCAGTATAAATTGTGTTGTCCTGAAGATCTGTTCTTTTAACTCTAATTGAGTAATTTGATTCAGATACTACTGGAGAATATATCCAATTATCTGTAGTTTGTCCATTGCTGTATAAAGAAATATCTTCTTCTTCTAAATCTGAAACAGATTCAATTCTAGTAGGAAGTGGTAGGATATCTGATCCGTGACCGTAAACTATTTGCGTTCCTGTATAATTATAAAAAACTTGATTTGTATACGCCTCAATTACTTTTCTTGAATATTTTTCTGCAAGCTGAAGCTCATGGTAGGATTTATAATTTGGGTCAGATTGATCTGTACCTATATTTAAATCTTCCATGACATCAGATATGTTTACATAAGGGGTTATAACGTTAACAAATTGATTTTCAAACCCCGCCACGGTATCTACTAAATAAGACCAAGTAACTACTAGATTTTTATTGGTATCAGTAAGAATATACGGAATGGTAATTTGATATGTCCCACTATCCGTTTCTAGTTTAGTGGCAGTATACGTTGCAATAGTAGAACCAGTTGTCCCATTTGAATTTATCTGTCTTACGGTTGCAGTAACACTTCCATCTGCATCTCTTATTTCTCCGCCCCAGTACAGCTTAAACCTTACTGGTGAAGTTTGACGAATGTATATTTCTGGCATTAACTGATGTTAACGTTTAGCTGTAGAAGTCCTGAACTTCCTTGGGTGTTGCTAAACGGAAACCCTCCTCTGAGTCAAAGATTTTTTGAGCTTCCTCTTCTGGCATTGCCACAAAAGGATGTTGTTTTGTAAACGTACTTCTATTGATATCGTATCTGGCGTTATCTCTTGTCATTCTAACAAGGACTGTATTTTCTGGCTGGGCCTTCGGATCAAACTTTGGAAGAATTTCAATTTCCTCTGTATCTTTTTCTATTGCCTGTACTGTACTTTGATATACATTCCAGCTAACGCCTTCTTCTGATAAAGCTGCAATAATGTCTTTTTTATTTTTTAAACCTTCAGTATCAACTGCAAAATCTGTTGCAATTACTTTTAATTCGGCCACCTTTAATGTGTCAAACGACATATTTTATTTCTCCTTTTTCTAGGTGCTTTAATTATAGCATTGTTAAATTTAAATGAAAAGCCCCCAAAACTAATTGGGGGCCTTTCGGTGGTCTAATTCTTAATTAATTAAGAAGCAACCTTGATGTTCTTTACAACTACCCAAGCGTCTGCTTGCTCTACTTGAACGCCAACACGAGTATACATTGTGTACTCGATTGAGTCCTTGCGTGGCCAGAAGAAGCGGTAAACGGTAACATCACGCTTGACACCAATAACAACGTTATTTGGGAATGTCAAGTGAATATCTCCGTGTGAACCTGCGGTTCCTGTGTATGAACCTGTCTGTGTCTCAGGAAGCAATGGAACCTCAACGATTGGAATACCAAATGCGTATGGAGCTACATATCCTGCTGGACCTCCAAGAACTGGAACATCGCCACGGATAATGCCAGAAGCAATATCTTGTGGGGTAACGTTCTGAATGTTCTGTGAGTTAGAGTATAGGTAATCCTGGATCAAGTTTGATCCTGCAAGGAAGCGAAGGTCTGTACGACGTTGCTTGTACTTACGTGGAAGTGCCTTTAGGGCTGCGTTGAATACTGCACGGTCAAGACCAGTTGCAGTATTTGTTCCCTTAATTTGTGCTGCGTCGACTACGTGGCCTGAAGCCTTAGCCTTCTTAACTACACCGTCAAAAGACTTGTATAGTGCATCGCCTGAAAGTGATGTATCACCGTTAAGAATAACATCTTCGATGTCATTTCCTGCTTGTGTTGCCATCAAACGTGCAATGTGATCTTCTAGATCGGCACCTTCAATATTGTCTTCTAGAGACTCAGTTGAAAGTTCCCAATCCATGCGAAGCTTCTTTGTTGTGAGAGAGATCTTTGAGAATGTTACACCGCTGTTAGCAGCTGTGTTTTCTCCTTCGGATGCAAGCTTTACAAGCTTTTCTCCTACTGACATGCGATCAATTTCTGTTGTGTCAGACTTCATTCGGACTGTACGTGCAACCTTACCAATTACGGTAGCATCGAACATATAGTCCAAGAATCGTGCTGATTGTTCTGGGTTTAGAAGTCCACCGTTGCCATTTTCTGAAGCAACATGAACG